CAGGTAGGCACCGCTCAGGTAAGCACCGATCAGGTTGGCACCGCTCAGGTAGGCACCGATCAGGTCGGCACCGATCAGGTCGGCACCGATCAGGTCGGCACCGCTTTGCGTAGCTTTCTCAAGCGCATAGCGCATTGCCATTCCGCTATTCTCGTCAGGCACTTCACATTCAAAGATAACTGCGCTATTGGAACGATGGAAGATTTTCTGTTTCATGTTTACTCCTAGTTGCGATGTGAGTTATTCTAGGAGCTTAAAAATGTCTGACAACTAGGGAAAACACCTAGAGACAAGATAAAAAACAGAGTCTATGCTCTATCACATGAACAAATTCGAATCATCCGAACATGCCGCAGCAACCCTGTTGCGTGCAAAAGCTGAACACCTTGTATGCACCTATGCAGAGCCGCAAGACATGGCCGCAGCTAGACTGGCTGTACTCATGATTGCAGCACAGCAAGAGGCGCAAGCACAGGGATTCAAGAGTGTTGTAATCCTTAGCATATTGGAGGAAGAATGAACTGGCAAGACGGCACAAAACGCAGCGAAGGCAACGCCTTTGACCTGTCTCAGTCTAGCGACTTTGGCAAGCAATGGGTGAAAGAGATACAAGCATCTACCCGCAACCGTGGATCAGCTTCTCACGTAACAGAGGTCAAAGCACGGCAACAGATCAGTTTCGACCCCCATGCTCTGCTTAGTGCAGAGAAAAACAAACGTATCAGAAAGGCTCAGATATGAAAGAATCCCAAGGCCGTCGCCTAATCAAGCTGCTTAAACAGCGTCCTATGACGACGCTGGAAATGCAGATGACCGGCATTTCTACCTGCCCTTGGAAAAGATGTAGGGAAGCTCTGCAAGAAGGAGAGACGCTGATGATTGTAGGCAAGCGTGGCCTTAGCAACATCTATCGAGTGGTGGTGAGCCCTAAGACTATTTGGCGCAGCAAATGAGCGAATTCAAGCCCCTAGACCCTCCCCGCTACTATTACACAGACGTAAAGGTGAAACATGAAACTTTCAGAGCGCAAGCGCCAAGTCCTAACCACAATCGCCAGCAGCCCCCGCAACGCCAAGCATTTCACGCACGGAAACCTTGAGCGAATTACAAGCCCGGTAATCGTTGAAAAGTGGCTTGCAGAAATGGCTGAATCTGGCTATCTGTACGAGCAAAACGGTATCTACCATATCACTGTACTAGGTAGAAGCGCTATTGACACGAACGACGCAAAAGCTACAGTACGTGAACTGGACTGGAAGCGTACTACTTATGTCAGAGGTGACGGCGAGTTTGGTAGCCAGTACCAGCGACCAGGATCAGATCACAGCAACCTTAAAAGCTACGGGCAGAAATGCTAACCGACATGAAAAACCTCACCAAGAAATACCTTCTTATCGAATTCAGCACTACCAAGCCACTCCCGGCAGACTTCACTGATCAAATCGCAGGCCGTATCTATATCATGGATGCTGTGGATAAATCAGAATGCTCTGCACGGTTTGTTGATTCTGATTTTGTTGATTTTCTTGATCATGCAGATGAAGTTCCTGCAATCCTACGAAAGCAAGCAGCATGAAAACACAAGGCCGTCAACTGATCGAGATTCTTAAGAAACGTGGCATGACAAACATGGAGATTCTTAAACTAGGCATCAGCACATGCCCCTGGAAGCGCATTGATGAAAGCCTGCAAAGAGGAGAGAAACTTACAAAGCACAAAAATGATCGTGGGCTGAACGTCTATCGCGTGATTAAGGTTTACAAGCCTAATAAGGTATGGGTGGTGAAGTGGCCGGATGCGCCGTATTGACTATCTTTGCGGTATCGCTATAATTTACGCACAGAACCCGGCTAGGGATGGGGTAGCTACCATCCTGAAAAGCGCGTCCACCGCCTGCCGGAGCTTCTTAATGTGGTCCCGCTGGAATGGTTATGCATTACTACAAACGCAATTTAGGCGATTACGCCAAGAAGGCCGGACGGCTTTCAATGCTACAGCACGGTTCGTACACGCTTTTGATTGATGCGTGCTATGACCGTGAACACTTCCCTACTCTTGAAGAAGCCTACGAATGGACATGGGCATCTACAACAGAGGAAAAAGAGGCTGTTGCGTTTGTTTTGCACAAGTTCTTCACAGTTGAAGATGGCGTTTACGTTCAAAAACGCATCCAAGAAGAGGTCAACGAATACCACTTAAAAGCAGAGACAAACAAACGAATCGCCCAAGAAAGGGAAACGAGTCGTAGGCAAAACAGCACGAACCGTGAACGAGTCGTGAACGAAACGCCACCTAACCATAAACCACTAACCAAGAACCATAAACCAAGTATTGATCGCGGCTCACGCCTCCAAGCAGATTGGAAACCAAATGCAGAAGAAATCCAATACTGCAAGCAGACTAGACCCGATCTAGACCCGAGCCGTGTTGCTGAGGATTTTCTTGACTACTGGACGGCAATACCTGGGGCGAAGGGAGTAAAACTTGATTGGTCTGCTACGTGGCGTGGATGGGTAAGAAAGCAGTTTTCCCCTGGTAAGCCGCAAGCTCAGGAGGTGCGTGAATGGCACGAGACATCCGCAGGCATAGACGCTAAGGCAAAAGAACTTGGATTGCCTTTAAGAGCTATGGATGAACAATTTCCAGCATACAAGGTTAGAGTAATGCGAGCTTTTAAAGGGGAGTCTAGTGGCTTTAAGACAGTAGGAGATCTATATGCAATGGCGCAAGCAAGGAATAGAGCATGAACAATTTTGAGCTTGCTAGGCGCTTCTATAAAGATGAAGAGAGAAAAATTCTTGCTTGTAAAAGAAACGAATGGGCTTTTGCGCCATACGCATGGAATGCATTCGTAAATATGACGCCAATCGAGCTTGCGATATGGGAAAAAATAAGGAATGTAAACGCGGTTTTTTATCCTCAGTATCCGGTATTAAGGTACTTTGCAGACTTTGCCAATCCTGTTGCGAAAATAGCAATTGAATGCGATGGCGCTGCATTTCATCATGACAAAGAAAAAGATGCTAAGCGGGACGCAGAATTTGAATCCATTGGATGGATTGTGTATCGACTGCCAGGATATGTCTGCATGGATGAATCAGACGAACACACTGGAGAGAGTGGGAACGCTGAAAAATGCATACGACTGATTGCAGATCATCACGGATTGATTAGAAACAAAGTAGGAAGCGGCGATAAGAAAGAAGCGACGAACGAGCTTATAGAGTTTTTGCTTAGGGTAAACACCTATTGTTAACACAAATCTAGCTGATAGACTGAATCCCACTGCAATAACGCAGCAACAGATAGGAGTGAATATGAAAGATATGCCAAATTGGGTATTTATTTCAGTTGATTTTCCAGCATGGGCATATGAATTTGTAAGCAAAAAAGAAATGATTAGCAGCATTAGTGCCAGTCAATTGCTATTTTTTATGTTGATTTGCGACGAAGCAAGAAAAAACTAATTAACTAAAATTCAGGAGAAAAAATGAAAAAGCTACTTGCAATCCTTCTTCTAATTCCAAGCCTTTCATTTGCTTTTGATATTGGAAGCGTTGAGACAGTTGGAGTCCATACACTGACTAGGCACGATCCTAGTTATGGTGCAAATGACTTCAATCTAGGCTTTTATGCACAGACTGACAAAGGATATATCGCTGGCGGATACTTTAACTCCATCCGCAAAATGTCCTACTACGCAGGATGGACAAGTCCTGAATGGAATCGTCTGAACGTGTCTTTTGTAGGTGTTACAGGTTATTTCAAGCCTGTTACTTTTGTGGCAGTTCCTTCTGTACGGTTGCACACTTTTGAAAATGGGCCGTCGATCTTTATTTCTGGATCGCCAGTAAAGATTACAGAGGATGGGCAAGCTGTACTACATATTTCTGCAAGCTGGTCACTCAAATGAGGAAAGCAGACATTTTCGGTTGCTGCGGGTTATCACTAATGGCGGGAATCTTTGCAGGGACGATAATCTCGCATGAGGTATCGCACTACAACGGACGGATTCAAGAGCGATATGAAGCCCGTCAGGAAGCACGAGAATGGGCAAAGAAAGAGCTAATGAAGCACTGTGTTAGCTGGTACACAGACAGACGGAATAATGATTACATGGCTTGTTTAAAACCGGAGTGGATGCGATGAAAAACCTTTATGAAAAGTTTGAAACTAAAGAGGCTGGACGTATTCGACCAGAAAAACCAAAACTAACCGCTAGTTTTTTTCAATCTGATCCAGATGAGATTGGTAATCTGTCTCATCAATTTGAGTTCGTAACAAAACTAACAATCGAAACGCATTTTTTTGCAAATAAAGCTCAATATGAATATGCTAAAAAAATAGCACAAAAAGCAGTTGTTTCAATTTTGTATGGAGATACAGTATCAAAACTTGACGAGCTTAAGCACGCTATTTTTAACGACAATCAAGAGTATGCGCTTTCTATGATTGATGACATAAAGAAGCAACTTCTAGAATAAGATGAAAGATGACCTGCTTTTCCACAAGTTTTGGCCCGGCTTGTTCTGCCTAGTCTTGTTCTGGATTGCTGATGTAGTCGGGTTCTTGAAGTTGCTGTTCTGGCACTATCCGTTTATGCGGTTTGCCAAGTGGCGGGGCTGGAAACAAAGAGCGCTTCGGTCAGAGGCTTACGTCTATCGCTACGTCAAGAGCAAGGACCAGACAGCTTGTACAAGTGTTTTTGGTGGCCGGTCAGACGAAACGATAAGCAACGCTGCTGGGCGTATTTTTAGCCGTGATGGATTTAGTTCTCCAGCATGGGTAATCTGGATCAAGTGGCTAACAGACAGGTTAGACAAGCCAGGACACCTAGAGGACAGTATCGAGCCTATCAGGGATGACTATTGGACGGAGAAATAATGAGCTACTTTGAAGCTGTATCAATCCTGACCCGCGTGCGTGCTGGTGATAAGACTCCTACGCTTGCTGAGATAACTATGGCACTTTGTTTGACTGGTGATATTGCATAACTGAGAATGAAATATGAAAACTTACATTGTCACAATTTTTGTGCTGCTTTTTTTGGATTTGATTGGTAAGCTATTTAAGATTTACAAACAAGACACATACAGAAGCATGAAAGATGTTTTTATTGATGCAGTAGTAACTGCAATTTTTCTTGTGTGGGGAGCATTTGTAATTGGCGGAATTGGTGTTGCATAAAAAAGATGAACTGGCAACAACAAGCCTACAAGAAACAGCTAGACTGGCTGATCGTCATGGCGAATCACCAAGGATTCAAGCATCACGCATGGCACATGGCAAACCTAATGGACAAATCAGAAAGCGGTTTATTCCAAGGGATCGCTCAAGACTTGGAAAAGTGTATGAAGAAATCGAGCGTAGAACCTGTGAAAGCTGGGGGCTGAATTGCTGACAACTGAACTGCGCGAGAAGGTATGCAAAACATGCCTATCCAAGTTCATGCCAGCAAGACCAATGCAGTCTGTGTGTTCTCCTATCTGTGCCAGCAAAAAGGTGAAAGCAGACAGGAAAGCAGAGCGAGAGACATTCAAGAAGCGCAAGGAAGCAATAAAGACCATTCCAGAGCTACTAAAAGAGGCTCAGACAGCGTTTAACGTATGGGTTAGGTGCAGAGACAGCCAGCAACCTTGTATTTCGTGTGGCAAGCCTCCTGGATCAATGACAGAGCTACATGCTGGAAGGGATGCAGGCCACTATCGAAGCGTAGGAAGCGCATCACGCCTGAGATTCCACGAAGATAATTGCCATGCTCAATGTGTCAAGTGCAACCAGTGGAAAGCAGGGAATGCGGTTGACTACAGAATCAGGCTGATTGAGCGTATAGGTGTAGAGAGAGTCGAGGCGCTGGAAACAGAAAACACGCCTAGGAAGTGGAAGCGTGAAGAATTGATCCAGATCAAAGAAACTTACCGTCAAAAGCTAAAAGACTTGAAGGAAAAGCAATGACACCAGATCAAGAAGAAGCGATTGACAAAATGATGGAGCTAGTCTCAAGCCTAGCCAATCTCACCCAGCAGCAGGCAAACCTGATTGCGGAATTGAATCAGCAAAACCTTGGCTTGGTGGCACAGCTAGAGGCAGTACAAGCAATTGCAAAGGCAAAGCTGTAACAATGCGTAAGCAGACAAAGCGCAAGCACTATCAGCTAATCAACCCTATCCTGCACGCTATTGAAGGGGCAGCAATCGTAAGCGGATCAAAGCTAGACAAGCTGTGTATGCTAGAACTGTCGAGCATCGAATCATTCAGGACTGGCAAAGCAACACTGCAAGACTGGCAACACATCGCATCCATGATGAACATTGCAGAGGAAATGAGCCGATTAGGAGTAGGTGTAGAGGTTATAGACTGCTGCGAACGTGTCCAGGAGCATCTAGAAGCCGCTGCAAAGCGTTTTCAGACGACAGGACGTATGGGACTGACAGGAGAAGGATTGCAGGCCGTGCGCGACCTCTACGAGTACCACCACTTGCAGAGAAAGAGCGTGAGCCTAAGCGAGTACGAAAGACACATCCAGAACACAGCAAACAGAGTGAGAAGCAAAGCGCCGGAGGTTGTGGAGCTGTGATTAAAGACAGTAGGGTTTATCCTGATTGCAAGATGCTGGGCAGGGGATAAACTGAATCATCAGCAACAACTAGGAGAGAGAAATGAAAACCACCCTCAACAAAATCCGAGCCAAAGGCCCATGCAATTCTGGATGGGCAAAGTTACTGCGTAACCTTGGAAAGACTGAGGCAGATGACGAAGAAATCAGCATCGCTACCATCATTGACAGCAACGGCTTGCGCGATGCTATTTGGTGCCTGCGTGCTGTGGACGGACACGACAAGGAAATCCGGCTTTATGCTGTGTGGTGCGCCCGACAAGTACAGCACCTGATGAAAGACGAACGTAGTATTCGTGCGCTGGATGTAGCGGAGCGATACGCGAATGGAATGGCAACGCGGGATGAATTGGAGTCGGCACGATCCGCCGCCTACGCCGCCTACGCCGACTCAGCCGCCGCCTACGCCGCCGACGCCGCCTACGCCGACGCCGACGCCTACGCCGCCGACGCCGCCGCCTACGCCTCCTCCTACGCCTACGCCTACGCCTACGCCGACGCCTACGCCGCCGACGCCTACGCCGCCTACTACTCCCAAGAAAAGCGCCTGCGTGAAATCTGCCAGGAGGCTGACAATGCCTAAGATCGAAGTCGAAGCCGAAGCCCTGGACAGCCTAAAGCGCATGGTGGAGGAACTGCAACAGCAAAGAAATTCTGCACTTGGCGCGTTGATGGCAATTTATAAGGGTGGGTCTACTAAGATTTTTAGTAATCGCTTATCTGATATCCAAATGACGCAAATTGCAAAATCTGCGATTGAATTTGACGCAGCAATGAAAAATGACTGACCCTAACAAAGCAGTCAACTTCCTAATAGAAAACGCGCCAAAGTTTGCACAGGCCAAGGCTAACCGCGTGTACATCGAGAACTTCCTGAGAAGCAAGAAAAGCCTGCTGATGAACGAGACAGAAGGAACGATTGCAGCCAAAGAAGCGTATGCCTACGCGCATCCAGAGTACCGAGAGCTACTAGAGGGGCTTAGGGCTGCTGTAGAGGCAGAGGAAACGATGAAGTGGCAGATGACAGCGGCAGAGCTACGAATCGAAGTGTGGAGAAGCCAGGAAGCAAGCAACCGCAGGCAAGATCGAGCAACAAGTTAGCCGCTATCCACTGGCCAACTCTTCTCCTAGTTGGCAATGATGTGGACAGTGTTTAGGCCCCGGATATGTGTGTACGTTGATGGGGTTCTTTTTAGGAGAGTGTGTTTTGTGGTGACTATTGAGACAGATGCATAAGTATTTGCAGTGGATGTGCCAATCTGCGAATTACTTCTTGGCACGGGGGTAATGATCTTTCTTAATTGTCACCACAAAGCATATAATGTAGTTTAGGATTGGCGCGGCGTGGAGAGTAACTGCCCAAGCGGTTGCAACGGAGACACGCACAGCTAATAAGGCCCGGCGCTGGGTTCGTCCCTTCCGGTGTAGCTGTAAACCGAATGCCGAATAAGGTTTAGCCATAGTAGCGACTGTCCGCCAATCCTAAACGCCATGAAGTTAGCGCATATAGTGACCGCACTAGCGGGCGGTTAATGTAACTGGAAGAACGGCTATGTGCGCTATCTTGATGGTGTAATGCAGGATGCTGACCTGCGGATAATGTAGTTAGCCAAATTATTGCCTAACAAAGTTGCCGCTTAAAGCAAGCCAGAGATAACAGCACTGGCACACCATCAACCAATTTGAACGATAAGTACGCGGCATTGATCGGAAGCAATGCGCTCTTGGAAATGGCGCGGTCATGAGTTCTAACGCTGGAGACAAGCCGACGCCGTAGGCGGTCGGACTTGGGCGACCTGTTAAACCGATTCCGAGGGAATGTATGAAAGATGATTTAGGCGACCGAATGAAACTGTACGAGGGCATGGAAGCCGGGCGGCGCTTGATGCCGCTGCTGCCAGCCATGGCGCGGATTGATGGCCGCGCATTCCACAGCTTTACAAAAGGTATGGAGCGCCCATTCGATTCCGGTTTTTCTGGCTGCATGCTGGGCACGACCGCCGCACTGGTGCGCGACACCGGTGCCTGCATGGGCTACACGCAGAGCGACGAAATCACACTGGCTTGGCACGCCAGCACGACACAGAGCCAGATTTGGTTTGATGGCCGCGTGGCGAAGATGACAAGCCAGCTTGCAGCCCAGGCCACGTTGATCTTCTACCGCTTGGTGCTGGAACGCATGCCGCAATATGCTAATCGCCTGCCGACATTTGACGCCCGCGTGTGGAATGTGCCGAATCGGGCCGAAGGCGCGAATGTGTTTCTGTGGCGCGAGTGGGACGCCACTAAGAACAGCGTGAGCATGGCAGCTTCGGCGCACTACAGCCATAAGGCACTGACGGGCAAGAACAACCCACAGAAGCATGACATGCTGCACGCTAAGGGTGTGAACTGGAACGACTACCCGCCGCTGTTCAAGCGTGGCGCCTACGTGCAGCGGCGTACCGTGAGCGTGCCGTTCAGCACCGAAGAACTGGACCGTTTGCCACCGAAGCACGAGGCACGCACAAACCCGGCGCTGGTGGTCGAACGGTCCGTGTGCGCCGCGCTTGACATGCCGCCGCTTGGCACTGTGACGAACCGCGAGGCTGTCATTTTTGATGGCGCTGAACCACTGGTGGCAGAGCGGTTTAACGCAAGATAGACCGGCGAATATCCTGCCAGATTATTACGCGAAATAAACAGAACCCAAAAGCTACGGATGGAAGGCTGTAAATTGCTCCAGCCAAAGGAAAGCCCAGGCCGGGATGGGTCGTAGCACCCGGCACAAATACAAAAAGGCCCCGAAGGGCCTTTATTGCGTCTAGGAGCGATTAAAACAGTTCGTCTACTATCACAGTAGCGATACGGTCAACGATACGCCATGCGATGTAGCAGAACAGGCCGATAGATGCTGATAGGATGATGAAGCTCATTTGCTTGCCTCAATATAGTCAGAATGAAGAACTCCCACAGAGTGAGAGAGCGATTTAATAGCCCACTGTTTAGCAGTGTTCCATTTGCCTTCGTGCCATGCTTCAAGAGCTTCTTGGATGCACAGATCAGCAGAGGTTTGCATTTCAGCACCATTATCGGCATGGTGACGGGCAAGGTCTAGGATTTGTTGGAAGCGCATTCGATTTCCTTGCAAATACGGATCAATTCTGTTTTTTGTGCAGACTCCGCAGCAGACCACGCAGCAGACCACGCAGCAGACCGCGCAGCAGACTCCGCAGCAGACCACGCAGCAGACCGCGCAGCAGACCGCGCAGCAGACTCCGCAGCAGACCACGCAGCAGACCACGCAGCAGACTCCGCAGCAGACCGCGCAGCAGACCACGCAGCAGACCACGCAGCAGACTCCGCAGCAGACTCCGCGCGTTCCAATTCATCACGAGTAGCCATGCCTGATGCATATTTTTCGGCAACATCAAGAGCATCAATACTTCGCTTGTCGGTCATCAAGTGCTGCACTTGCCGGGCGCACCAGACGGCAAACAAGCGAATCTCTTTATCGCTTCCGTCTACGGCACGCAGGCACCACAAGGCGTCATCAAGGCCGTTGCTTTCAATAATGGTGAGGATAGACAGCGGTTCGTTGTCTGCCTCAGTCTTTCCCAGGTGCGCGAGAAGTTTTTTCCATCCACTAGCACACGGACCATGCGAACGGATTTTATTGAGAGTAGTTTGCATTTATTTCACCAGTACATCAAAGTATTGAAGAGCAAGCCTTCCATTTTTTAGACCTTGCCAACTTCATCGGCGGCTTGGCGGAAAGCATCCATAATCCGATACCATTTCTTAGATGCCTCAACACTAAGAATTGTGCCTTCATCCTCAAGCTGCTCTGCCATAACCTGAGCAGTATTTGCCCATTGGTCGGCAAACTTGTAAGCAGCTTCGGTGTCCTTGTCTTTGATGATGACTCGCATTTTCTATCTCCTAGTTGCTTTGCTGATGACTCTATTATGCCAATCCAAAATGTTTTTTCTACTAGTAAAAACCCTAATAAAACACTGATCGTTTAAACAGTGGAAAAAACATGGGAAGAGTGTTAAAATAACAGTTCATAAACCAATAGGATTGACATGGAACAGACTCAAGAAACCGTACAAGTAACCGAAGTGCAACAGAAAGCGCCTAGCAAGCTAAAAGGCCGCACACTTCCAGTAAAGTTCAAGGGGCCGAATGGTGAAACATGGGCCGGGCGCGGTCGCTTGCCGAAGTTCTTGCAGGGAAAGGATAAGGAACAATATCGAATTGCATGACCGCTGATCTAGTCACCATTGCCATGCTCATGGCACAGCTAGAACAAGAGCTAGAGAAATGCTCTGATGACGAGTTATATAACTTAGTTCGATGCGGTGTTATTGGGCAGGCAATGGCGCAATGGGTTAGATATAACTACCCACAAGATGTGAATTAAATTTGATTGATTTATCCAACTAAAATATAATCACTCATATGCAAGGACTATTTGGACAATTGCAAAATGGAAAGCAAGCTGCCGTAAACGCTGCGGCTGGAATTATTTCAGGCCCTGCAAACCAAATAGCAGAGTTCACGCCATATCTAGGAATTGGATATGGTAATGGAAGTGTCGGCACAAGCGACTGGTTTAATAAGACTGGAATCTTTGGCAAGGTAGACAACAATGCATTGTCAAGCAAGGTCGGAGGGTTGCTTGGAACAGCCGCAATCTATTCGATGATGGGGCGTAATTTCGACAAGAATGCAGCCGCAAAAGCAATCGCATTCTCAATGCTGAAAGATAGTGCATTGAGCTTCCTAAAAGACAGAGCGCAGACTTGACATGGACTTAAACAGCCTAAGCACAGAAGAGCTAATCAGGCTAAGAGACAAGTACGGCGGCGACCGTCTCATTGACCCATTGCTAGCACCTGCAGAGCATATGGACTTCGCCAGGACAAGCGTACAAGACAATCCGCTAATGGCATTACCAATAGCCGCAGCAGCGCCACTCTACTACATGGCTAAACAACCCATGATTATGGACATAGGCAAGCGTATGGGGCTGATCGGAGAAAACGCTACGCCATCAAGCATAGACCAGCTTTTCGCAGCATATAGAGGCATCGGACAAGGATTGTTAGGACGATAATGGACGACCTCGAAAGATTTAAAGACTGGTGGCTAACAAATAGGCCAATCAATACGCCGCCAGATAGCAAATTAGTGTACGTAGCGGATACGAATGGTCTTGTTCTATATAGAGAAGGGCAATACCAAGTTGAATTGTTTTCAGTAAAGCCAAACTCAACAATCAAGCCTCATGTGCATCCTAACGTGGATTCATACGAGGTTTACATAGCAGGGGATATTGTATTTACATGCGACGGACTAGACTACGCTCAAAAAGAACTAGGAGCAACAATCAGAGTAAGACCTGATAGCTGGCACTCGGGAATATTCGGGAATCGAGGAGGAGTTTTCCTATCAATCCAGAAATGGGGAAATGACGTTCATCCAAAGTTTGTCGGAGATGACTGGAAAGACAAAGACGGTAATAAATCATACTGTGTTAGTTAATACTCACAGACTACGCTCATAGAGAGGTCTATAACAATGTCAACAAATTTAATAGAGGGCGACAATCTTACTCGTAAGGGAGCAGGTAGGCCCAAGGGCAGCCCTAACAAGCTAGGAAAGGCCGCTAAGGACGTTATTCACCAAGCAGCTACTGAGCTAGGTGGAGCAGAGAGATTGCTTGCCTGGGTGCAGGAAGACCCGCTAAACGAGCGTGCATTTTGGGCAACTATTTACCCGAAACTTCTTCCATTGACTGTGGCAGGTGACAGCGAAAACCCGCTAGAGACAATTACCCGCGTGGTAATCGAGCCGCTGAAGAAGGATTGACATTCAACTATTTGAGTACCAGACAAACAGGTTTACAACTAAAGATGAACTGATTGATGTTTATCAGTGCGATGATGGTTCTTGGAGGGTTGCATACTTTCCTTATTCCGACAAAGATCGTAATTTGACAAAAGATCAAGCATTTGAAATTGCACATGCTCGGCACAAAGAAGCGATTGACTCGCATAAAAATTGGCAGCGGTAAGCATCCAACTCCCTGAAAAGCTAATCCCCGTATTTGAAGGGGATGCAGACGTGCGCGGCTCCTATGGGGGCCGTGGCTCTGGCAAGACTCGATCATTTGCCAAGATGGTGGCTGTAAAGGGCTATCAGTACGGTAAGGCAGGAATTAGAGGAATTCTGCTGTGTGCGCGGCAGTTCATGAACAGCTTGGACGAATCCAGCCTGGAAGAATGCAAGAGAGCCATTGAGGAAGAGCCTTGGCTGCTGGAATACTACGATGTAGGCGACAAGTACATTAAAAGCAAGGATGGGCGTATCCACTTTGCCTTTGCTGGCCTAGATAGAAACATCGCCTCGATTAAGTCTAAGGGAAGGATTCTGCTGTGCTGGGTAGATGAGGCAGAGCCTGTTAGCGATGATGCATGGGTCACGCTTATCCCGACTCTCCGAGAAGAGGGAGAGGACTGGAATGCTGAACTGTGGGTGACTTGGAACCCTAAACGAAAGGGTAGCGCAACTGACAAGAGGTTTAAGAACAGCACTAATCCGCGCCACAAGATCGTGCAATTGAACTGGCGAGATAACCCCAAGTTCCCTGAGGTGCTGAAACGTGCGATGGAAGACGACATGCGCCAGCGCCCAGAGCAAGTTCCTCATATATGGGAAGGCGACTACGCCAGCATTGTGGAGGGCGCATACTTTGCCAAACACCTGTTAGAAGCCAAGACGGCAGGAAGGATTGGTAGGGTTGGCCCTGATCCGCTGATGACCATCAGGCTATTCTGCGATATTGGCGGTACTGGTGCCAGGGCAGACGCTTTTGCCATGTGGGCGGTACAGTTTATCGGAAAGGAAGTGCGGACACTGGACTATTACGAGGCAGTAGGTCAGCCGCTATCGGCACACCTTGCTTGGTGCCGTGAGCGCGGATACAGCCCTGATAAAGCGCAGTTCTGGCTTCCACATGACGGAGCTACCCATGACAAGGTGCATGATGTGAGCTATGAGAGCGCATTGCGTGCTGCAGGGTACACCGTGACGGTTATCCCGAACCAGGGCGCAGGAGCTGCCAAAAAGCGCATTGAAGCCGTCCGCAGGCTGTTCACTAATATCTGGTTCAATGAAGACACGACGCAGGCTGGCCGAGATGCATTAGGCTGGTATCACGAGAAGCGCGACGATATTCGCGGCATCGGACTAGGCCCCGAGCATGATTGGGCCAGCCACGGAAGTGACGCTTTCGGGCTTATGGCAGTGGCTTATGAAGAGCCTAAGCCTAAAGCTGTGCCCATAAAATATCGACCAAACGGAGTGATTTAATGAGTATCCATATAGCAGTTCAGCTAAAAGAACAAGCCGCAAAGATTGCAGAGCTTGAGCGATTGATTAAATCTAACGCTTTGCAAAGTGAGATAGATTCGCTAAAATCTCGCTTAGATGCGCTTGAGTCGCGTCCCAAACCCGGCAGGCCGCCAAAGGACATAAATGGATGACTCCCAGCTAATCAATGCTATTGAGACATACGAATCCAACGCAGAAACGTACGGCAATCTCCAGGAAGATCGCACAGACTCGCTTGATTACTACCTAGGCAAGCCGCTCGGCAATGAGGTAGAAGGCCGCAGTCAGGTCATTTCCCGTACAGTCTGGGATACAGTCGAGTGGCTAAAGCCGCAACTTGCGGACATTTTCTGTAGTGGCGATGAACTTGTGTCATTCATGCCGCGTGGCCCCGAAGACACCAAAGCTGCCGAGCAGGAAAGCGATTACGTAAACTATCAGATTACTCAGCGTAATAGTTGGTTTGATGTTTGGTATGGCTGGGCGCACGATGCCTTGATCCAGAAAAATGGATATGTAAAAGCCTATTGGGATGATTCCGAGGACATTACAAGCGAGTATTACGATGATCTGACGCCCGAGGAATGGGTAATCTTGATGCAAGACAAGGATATTGAGATTGTCGAGCATGAGGAAGAAGCCAGCCTGGACATGATGACCGGATTCCCGGTAATCACCCATTCCGTGAGACTTGAGCGCAAAAAGCCGCGCAACATGGTCAAAATAGTCAATATCGCACCTGAACACATCAAGGTTGACGAGAATGCACGCGGCGTAAGCCTCCAAGATGAAAGAGTTGCATTTGTTCAGCACAGCGAATATAAGACGCTGACAGAACTTAGATTGATGGATTTTGACGTTCCTGACGACATTCAGGACGATGGAGACAGTAAAGGCGATTGGGAGCAAGTCAGCCGCAACGACTACAGCCCCATGCGTGACCGAGAGGGTGAGAATATCGACCCTGCAATGCGCCGGGTTAAAGTGCGTGAGACTTGGATCAGGTTTGACTATGACGACGATGGCCGAGCAGAACTGCGCCACGTTATTGTGGTTGGCAGCAAGATTCTGCATAACGAAGAATGCACAATCATCCCCGTGGTGGCGATGTGCCCGACTCCGCTGCCGCATCAGCACTATGGTTTGTCCGTGGCCGATTCTGTTATGGACTTGCAACGCATCCAAACTGCACTACTTCGGGGGGCACTCGATAATCAGTACCTTGCCAATAACGGTCGGTATGGTGTTGACGAAAACAGCGTGAACCTTGACGACATGCTAGATAGTCGTCCTGGTGGCATGGTCCGATTCAATGGAGCAAAGAACCCTAGCCCGTTTTTCCCGCTGACGCACCCTACCAATGGGCAGATTGCTATCCCCATGATGCAGTATATGGATGGCATCGCACAGCGTCGAACGGGTGTAAGCGACCAGACGCAAGGAATTAACCCTGATGTGCTGAACAATCAGGCAGGCGCTACAGCTAACACTATGATGCTCACAGCAGCACAGCAGCGCATCAAGTTCATTGCCAGGGTGTTTGCCGAAACAGGCATTAAATCGCTGTTCCAGCTTGTCCATTTCATTACCCTTACCCATAGCCGACAGCAAGAAATGGTGCGCTTGAACGGTGAATGGGTGCCTGTAGACCCGAGGACATGGGTTAAGCGCAGTGATCTACAGATCAGCATGACGTTTGGTATGGGCGACCGCACTAGCCAAATCACTGTCCTAACGCAGATTGCACAGATGCAGGCACAGGCCGCACAAGTAGGGATTGCAAGCCCCAAGAACATCTATAACACGCTGGCACGCATCACGAAGACAGCAGGATTTAAGGACGTTAACGAGTTCTGGACAGACCCTGAGAAAGCACCGCCGAAGCAGCCTCAGGTTGATCCTAAAGTGCAAGTTGAGCAGATGCGCCAGCAGGCCGAGATTCAGAAATTCCAGGCTACTCAGCAGATGGAAGTGCAGAAGTTCCAAGCAGAGCAGACTATGCAGCAGGAACTTAACAGGATGAAGATGGAGTTCGAGCAGCGGCAAAGCGAGATGGAATTGCAGCTACAGGCCAGTAATGACCAGCGCGACAGTGAACGAGAAGCATTGAAAGCGCAGTACGATGCACAGATCGAGGAAATGAAGATTCAGAACGAGCGCGATATCAAGGCTATGGAAGACGCTACGAAGCGTTATCTCGGTGAGCTAGACGCACAGGTTAAGCTGACCATTGCCGGTGCCCAGCAGGAAAGCAAGATGGTAGACGCTGGCCTAAAAGCGCAGTCTATGGACAATCAGGTACTTGCCAAAGCAATGGAAGGCATGTCGGCGGCACTGCAACAGGTCGGCAAGCCTAAGAAGGTAGTCCGAGACGCTGACGGTAATATTTCAGGAGTTGAATAATGCCTACCGCAAGTTATGTAAAAGTTACAGCAGCCATTGAAGACTTGGCCGAAGGCATTAATGCCGGGACGGACCAATGGGCTATAGCACTGGCTTCAGGCGCTCCAGCGTCTAAGGTGTTTACTTCCGGCACGACTGACCTTGCTACGTCTGGTGGATATACAGCAGGCGGTAACAACGTCAGCACGACTAGCGCAGGCATGAACGGTTCGGACTTCGTGCTTGTTCTGGCTGATCCTGCCGTATGGACTGCATCAGGTGGCGGGCTTACCTTCCGCTATGCCTTGTTAGTCAACAAGACCGTATTGCAAGGCGCTAACGGTACTGTTGTTGGGTATTGGGACTACGGCTCATCCCAAGCCGTTGCAGCCGCTGAAACCGTAACGGTAGACCTAGACCAGACGGCTACGGTCGGTGTATTCAAGATCACTTAAAGGAAAATTATGGCAGTTCAAGTCATTGCATCAAGTTACACAGACGGTCCAACGCTCACGGCAGCAGCAGCGGCTTCCTGTGTACCTACTTACGTCCCAACCACACTTCCTGCTGGTTACTGGCAGATCGGTCGCATTTGGCGTCTTCGCATGGCAGGCCGTGTATCCTGCGCCGTTACCACTCCAGGAACATTCCGTATTGATGTTCGTTTGGGGGGTGTTGTGGCTTCGGATACACTTGCCGTTCCTCTGAACATCGTTGCACAGACTACTGTGCCGTGGCAGTACGACGCGCTGATTACTTGCCGTGCAGTGGGTTCAGGTACATCGGCCAACCTAATTACTCAGGGCCTGCTGTCATCGACTGCCTTCCTAAACACGGCGGCTGTAGCTACTGGCCCGTGGTCAGGTAACATCGTGGTTCCATACAACACTGCTCCTGTTGTTGGTACTGGTTTCAACTCTCAGTCTGCCTTGACGCTGGATGTGTTCTTTACGCAGACCGTGGCGACCGGCTCGTTTACCTGTCATCAGTTCATCCTTGAACAACTGACACCATGAAGTCATGCCATCAAATTATGTTGTTACAAAGGGCAAGCGCTACATAGCTGACACTATGGTCGAGCACCATCAGACGGAAAACGGCGCGGTAGCTGCTTGCTCTACCTATATGCCCGGGACTATTGAGATGAGTCCCCCGCCAAGCGGATTCAGTCATTACTTCACAAATGATGCGTTTGACTTCTACGCAGTTGTGACCATTGATGTTTTGACCCCCTGATATGCCCGTCATTCTGCCGTCACTTGCTGATCCTTTCGACTTGGTTATTCAGGGTGATGAACTGCGTTCATTTGCCACGGCCCAAGTTGTAGATGCGCCTTCGCCTATTGTCGTGTCTGGTGGGCAAGATGTAATGATGGGTGCGGTTACGCCGATGATCGAAGATGATGAAGTATCTCTAGGCGTCTACACTCAGGCTGGAAATATAGATATCCTGAGGTCAGAATATGACGGAAGTATGATTGCTAATAATGCCTGCATCATGACACCATGTGGGGCTAGAGTATTTATCGATCGAGGCCACGCACTAATAAACCCATTCATTCAGTCAACGAATACATTTACGTTAACAGGAATTACCCGAGACTCTACCGGGGCTGTATTGGGTAACTGTGACGTTATCATCTTCAAGACTGGTGATGATGTAAAGGTGGCTCAGACTATCTCTGATGGTTCTGGAAATTACTCTGTAGTCTTGCCCACAAACTCGCGTCATTATGTTGTTTCTTACAAGACAGGCTCCCCGGATGTAACTGGGGCCACGCTTAACACGCTGACGGCGGTCTAAATGGCTGGGAATGACATCATTCTATGGTCAGTCCCTTCTGATCCAGATTCAGACGATGTAAGGCTGCGCGATCCGAATGCTACGGCTGGTGGATCTACTTACACTCTAACAGCGTTAGGCGGTAGCTACTCACTAACAGGCGCAAGCGCGGTAATCAGCCGGAATCGTGGCCTAGTCGCCCAGGGTGGCGCTTACACGGTCAACGGCGCACAGGCTGTATTAAGCCGGAATAGGACTCTGACGGCATCAGGCGGCGCATACACCTATACAGGTCAGCAAGCGACGATTACATACACTCCCGGTGCTATTGGCTACACCCTGACAGCACAGGGCGGTAGTTACACATATACAGGACAGACCGCGACGATTCTCAAGAATCGCAGCCTGAGTGCCACGGGAGGAACTTACGCATACACAGGCGCAGCAGCAATCATCAGCCGTGGGCGCAATCTGTCGGCACAGGGTGGCGCGTATGCCTTGGCTGGTGGCGATGCTGTCATTACAAAGACAAGCCCAGGCGCTTATGTATTGACGGCTTTGGGCGGTGAATACTCGATAACTGGTGGCGATGCTGCAATATACATTACGCCAGCGCAGCAAGAGCGCAGAGGTGGAATTGCCCGTAACATATCTAATCGTAAATGGTACGAAATCGAGGGTAAACGGTACTTCTTGACCGAGCAAGAGCTTGCCGTAATGGTGCAGGCCCTGCTACAGAAGTATCGGCTCAAAGAGGCCAAGAAAGCCAAGGTTGCAGAATCTCCTAAGCCTGAGACAGTATCCGCACAGGAATGGGCAAAGGTAGAGGGGCTATTAATCGAGCTTGAGGCATTGACAACGCCTATTATTGAGACTACAGTAATAGCTAATGTCAAAAAGAGCGTTAAGCGTATCAGTGACGACGAATTGATCTTACTAATGATGTAATGGACAAAACAGAAACTGAAATCCAGCGCGGTTATCGCGCACAGAACATCATTAATGATGACCTGTGGAAAGAGGCTTGCGAACACGTCGAGCGCGAAGTATATCGGCTGTGGAAAGAAACTACTCCGCAGGATAAGGAAACGCTTGAGCATATCAAAGCCATGCAGTATTTCCATGCCAAGTATCAAGCATTCTTTATGAAGTGCGTGACGGATGGCAAGATTGCTCAGATCAATCTAGAGGCCAAGAAAAAGAGTATGAAAGATCGGATGAAATCATGGGTTGCATGAAGAAAAAAGGCAAGAAGCCGCCGAAGAAATAAGTATTCGCGCTAGACAAGCCCCCTAGCGAGAATCCCGGAAGGGAATGATTGGGGCAGGCATCGTAGTGATACGACCCTTGGAGTGTTAAATGGCAGAAGTGACCACGCCGGTTCAACCGGAAGTCAGTTATTCGGAACAGGGAGCAGCAGACGAGCTACTGCGCCGAATGGGTGTAAGAGATGAACCCGAGCAGGAAGATGAACCGCAAGCCCAAGCCGATGAGCAGGAGCAATCCGACGCTCAAGAGCAGGAAACCGAGGAATCGGAAGGCGAGCAGGAAGAAGCCGAAGCTCAAAGCGAAGATATCGAAATTGACGTAGCTGGCGAGAAGTTCAAACTTCCTCCCGCCCTTGCTGAACAAGCAAAGCGCATCGAAGCCAAGGCCAAAGAGGTTGAGGCAGGTGCGACGCGCAAGTTCCAAGAGGCCGCCGATCTTCGGAAATTCGCAGAATCACAAATCGAAGCTGTACAGAAGATGCAAGAGGTAGCCACTCAACAGGCAGACCTTATTGCAGACCATCGAACAATCGCACGCCGAATGGCGCAGATTGAGCAAATGGACTTCAATACGCTTGCCGAAAATGATCCGGTAGCGTTGACACGGCTGAATGCTGAATATGTGCAGCTACAAAGCGCTAAACAGCGAGTAGAGGCCAAGTATCAGCAGGAAGAAGCAAAGATGCAACAAGAGTCGCAGGCGCAAACAGCGCAACGATTTCAACGGCTTGCAGACTATGCACAAAAGAATATCAAAGGCTGGTCAGATGAGTACTCCAACACACTCTTGGATTTCTCTGTCAAACAGCTAGGCGCAGACCCTACCGCTTTGCGTGCAGTGATGAGTGAGCCAGTAATTAAGGCTCTTGATCTTGCATACAAGGGTTGGAAGATGAGCCAACTAGACCCGAAGCTAAAGCAACAGGTCAGCAATAAGACTATGAAGCCTGGGGCTGGTAGTCAAGTGAAAAGCAATGTAAAGGCTGCTGTCGAAACAGCGGCAAAGAGCCTGAAGAAGACCGGCACTGTAAACGATGCTGCCGCGCTGATTCTGGCACGTTCAAGCACACGACGTAAATAAGGAATTGAAATGGCACAATCAACTGGAACCACTGATAGCTACGACCTCGTAGGTATCGCAGAAGACGTCGAAGACGTTATCTTTAACATCTCGCCCGAGGAAACCCCTTTCCTATCGATGGCAAAGCGCAAGAAAGTCACGAACACCCTGCACCAGTGGCAGACCGATTCGCTGGCTGCTGCTGCTGCTAACCGGGCGATTGAAGGCGACGATAGCACTTTTGCTACCGCGACCCCCACTACCATGCTTTCCAACTACACGCAGATCGCTAAGAAAACCGTCATGGTTTCTGGCACTGCTGATGCAGTTCGCAAGTATGGCCGCGCTGCTGAATTCGCATATCAGATCGCCAAGAAGGGCAAAGAACTGAAGCGAGACATTGAATTTGCACTTGTGCAGAATCAGGTTTCGTCTGCTGGTGGCTCTGGCACCGCTCGTTCTTCGGCTGGTATCGAAGCGATGATTTCCGGCAATCGTATCCTTGGCACTGGCAACACGACCGGCACCACGCCCGGTTACGCTGCTGGCGTCTGGGGCGCTGTTACGGACGGCACCGCTACGGCAATGACCGAAGGCGACTTGGTTTCCGCACTGGAAGCCGCATGGACTGACGGTGGAGATGCAAGCCTTATCATGGTCAACTCGACACTGAAACGCAAGATCGCTACATTCGGCGGTGCTTCCAAGTTC